GTCATGTTTGGATTTTCGCAGTACACTCTCTATAAAGGTTTTGATATTTTCTTTACCCTGTCCTGACTTGGCAATACCCATAAAATACAAAGAACTGTAATTACGCATAGTAGTGCGATATAGCCTACCACATGTAACACTTGCCAGGGCTAATGCAGCAACTATGGATAACTCCGGTTGTGATACTTGAGCAATATCTTCACAATAATCGTACATATCTTTGAGTAGACCAGGTGGGTTAAATAAATCTTTTGGGGGTTGTATATCTTCTTGTGTCTGTATAAATAATGGTGCTATTTGATTCTTGCGGTCATGTGTTTTTTTTACATTAACCACCACACTTGCCACTTCTTGTTGGGGTAGGGGTGGGTTGTTTTGGAGATTCCAATTTTGTAAAAATATACTTACAAAGTCTAGGTTCACATCTTTGGAGATCAGATAGCCAGCAATTCGCGCGGCATTATCATTTCTTGAACCTTCGTTTACTCCAGTCAAAGAGAAGGGTGCAGTCCTTTTCGTAACTTCTTGTCTTGGCACCCCTGTAATCTTTTCAAACTCTACTGCAGTAAAGTCAGGCAGATCATTATGGTCATGCACATCCCACCCTGGCAAGCGCACCGGCTTATAGGTTCTACCATTTGCATGTTTGTTGTAAGGAGCAATAATCAAACCACCTTCTCCGCGTAAATCAATCAGTCTTTCCAGTGGTGTTTCGTTAGTTCGGCGCGTAGCAAAAGTAGTGTATGCCTGTGGATTATTATAGTAATAATGCATACCTTTACCTGTAATAACCTTATAGGGACAGGTCGGTAGGTTGTTTTCAACCCAATCCATAGCTTCAGGAGTGTCTGCATCTACCACAATAAATTTCCCGCAAATAAGCGCTACTACTAAATTATTGCGGTCAGTAAACCAAGATTGTACAGTCTCGCGGCTTGGTCTTGCATCTTTGTATTGATGCCAACCCTTAAGGAAAGCAGGGGGTTTTTTATCGGATCTTTGCAAGGGCACCACATTATAGCCCTCATCATAATATGCAAGAGCTATATCCAAGGGCCTCTCATCCTCGGATAAGTTCAAGTTAAACATGTTACTCGGTTGTTTCTAAAATACTTGCTAGTGAGCCAAAAATAGATTCGTAATCAAGGCGTCCATCTGTTGCCCTAATAATTTTTTTTGCTTGGGCAATAGAAGGTTGTCGATACCCATAGCGCCAAGATTTGATAGCATGTAATGATGCACCAAAATCTTCTGCAGCTTTAGGTTCTCCTAAAAATTGTATGTATTCTGCGAGTGTCATTTTCTTTACTCGGCGTTTTTTGTAGTTTGGTTGTACCCCCATATTTGCTAACTCCTTAAGGTTATCTGCTGCTAATGCTTTTTGCCTATGGTAGTAATTAGCAAGCCAGATTCGATCTTTGTTTTGATTTTCCATATTGCTCTCCTAAAAAAATATTAGACATACTGTAACCTAATAGTGTATACTTTACAAATATTCATTTTAATTTTACAGGAGAAAAATTATGAGCATATCAAATAATATAATTACACCAGCAGAGGCTGTTCAAAAACAGGGCGCAAAAGTCATAATATATGGCATGTCTGGTGCTGGAAAAACTTATTCAATAAAAACTTGTCCAGGCAGAGTTTTAGTTATTAGTGCTGAAGCTGGTTTGTTGTCTATCAGAGATGCAACTAATGTTAGTGTTATTGAAGTCAACACTGCTGAGGGAGTCCATAATGTCTATAACGAACTTTTAAAAGGAGATCTCAAAGGACAGTTTGATACTGTTTGTTTAGATTCTCTTTCTGAAATAAGTGAATTGTTGTTGATTGCTGAAAAAGCAAAGCATAAAGATCCGCGTATGGCTTATGGTCAAGTGCAAGATACAGTGATAAGGTTAATGAGAGATTTCCGAGATTTAGAGATGCATGTGGTCTTTTTATGTAAAGAAGATAGGGTTAATAATGACGGTGTTTTTGAATCAGGCCCAAAATTGGTTGGCACAAAACTAGGTCAAGCAGTGCCTTATTACTTTGATGAAGTATTAGCGCTTAGAGTGATTGATGATACTGATGCTGATGGCAACCGAATACAGGCAAGGTGGTTTCAAACTAGAGTCGGTAATGGTTATGTTGCTAAAGATAGCAGTGGTAAATTAGATGCTTTTGAAGAACCTAATCTTACTAAATTAATTGAAAAACTTGGTTTTGAATTAACTTCACAACCAGTACAACCAACACCACAGGAGGTAACAGCATGACTACAGATTTTGAAGGCATAAATTATAGTGAAGCAGAAGCAACATCAACAAGACCTGATGTTGCTCCTACAGGTACTTATCCAGCTCGTATACTGGCTGCAGAGAAGTATCAAGCACAAAGTGGTAATTGGACTCTTAAAGTAACCTTTCAGATTGCTGGTGGTAAATATCGTGATCATAATGAGTGGTACAACTTGTGGAGTCCAGTCGAAACTACTAGAGAAATATCTACATCTATTTTTACAAGGTTGGGCCAAGCAGCTGGTTTTGCTGATGCCCCACCGCAAAGTGCAAAAGATTTTGAAGGCAAAGACTTGACCTTACAAGTAAAACAAATAGAAGAAGAATATGAAATTGATGGTGAGAAAAAAATCGGCAGTAAGTTGAAGATACAAAGATACTTACCTGTTGATGATGGTGGACTTGAGGTGCCCTCAGCAAATGTCCCACCAACATTACCATTTTAATGTTTGCAAAAAGCCTCTGTTTACTACAAGAGGGGCTGTCTCTTAAGGGGTTGGGAAACTAGCCCCTTTTTTTTATGCAGTATAAATTTAACAAGTTCTACTACAAACCTTTACCCAAAGGGTTAACTATTAAACCAAGTCATATCGAAGGGCTAGGTTTGTTTGCTACTGAGCCCATACCTGGGGATACCGATCTCGGCATGACTCATATAAAAGTACCTTTGGTTAATGGCTATATTAGAACTCCACTTGGTGGTTTTTTAAATCATACAGAAAAAGCAAATTGTTTTTTAACAGAAATGTTAGATTGGGATGATTACCGGGTGTTTCACCTTCACACTATTTGCGATATAGCTGAAGGTGATGAACTAACCCTAAATTATCATGCAGATGAATAGTCTATATTGAAAACAGATCTAGTTTTTCGTGTTTGTCAGCTACCTCTTTTTTCACTGTTTTAGTTTGTTTGCTTTCAAACTTTTGCCAAGCATCCCACATAAGGATGAGTGCGGCATCTTTGTTAGGTGCATCTTTTACTGCCACCCTTAAAATATTAAATAACTCTGATCTAGTCTGATAACTCATCATAAATCTCCCTATCAGAACTGGTGTAATAAGAGTTTCTTTCACTCAGCATAGTTTCTATTTCTATTTGAAAGGACTCAATAGCATGTATCATGTCATACTTTGAGTGATTAGCATTAATAATACCTTTAACCCTATCTAATATTTCTTTGTATCCTTCATAAGAATAACTTTTTACTTTTTCTTTCATGTTGCCTCCATATGGCTAAAAATGTGTTGAATAACTGCAACAGTAAATCCGTTGCCCAAAAGTTTATATTTTTGTGTGTTTGAAACTGGCATCTTGTAATCATCAGGTACTGTTTGCAAACGCATACACTCCAAAGGAGTAAGTTTACGATAATGTAATTCATCCACACTATCCCACTCATGTCTATCATAAGACAGTCTACCACCTGTTCTTACTGTTTTTGATTTGTCTCTAATCTTTGACATAACCACTCCATTTGGGTTGCTTGCTCGCAAAGTAAATGCTTTGCCATCAACATTAACCGCATTTCCAAAGTTTTTGCTATTATTCATTTGTGTTGCAGCTATATCACCTGGTTGCATATTATCTACTTTGGCCTGATTTATTTTATTGTGGACAGGTTTATAAGGCACCAGCGTCATACCATTGTTGCCGGCCCCTTTGTGCATACTTGCTAACATACATAATGCCTTTTGATCCCTATTTCTATAATGCCTTCTGTTTCTTTCTGTATCTTTAACAGGTTTAATACTAACGCTTGGTATTGCACCCCCGCCTGAGTTAGCTCTGATAGTGACTGATTTACTAAAATGTGTTCTAGGTTTTTTTTCACCAAAACCCCCATAAATATTAGAATACATAGGCTCTTCTGCATCTATCTCTAATATATCTTTCAACAGTAGTCCTTGATCTGCTGGTTGTGAAACATTAGGAATGTTAGTCCAATAGTACCGCACCCTATTTTGAGCGCTTACTAATGCTGAGTTTATACAGATTGGCTCGACTCCTAATTGTTCTGTAATTATAGCTAACCATTCTTTTTTCATGCGGACATTTTCTAATAAAAAATATTTTGGTTGTATGGCTTTAACTAACCTTACAAATTCAAAAAATAAAGCGCTTCTTGGGTCTTGGAAACCTCCCCCCTTACCGGCAGCAGAAAAACCAACACAAGGGGAACCACCCATAATTAAATCCACATCAGCAAAATCTTTGGGATCGAGGGCACAGACATCACCCACTTGTATAGTATCAGGGAAGTTTGCTTGGGTTACAGTAATAGCATACTTATCAATCTCACTGGCATAATATTTTTTTATTGGAATACCTAACTGCTGTAAGGCCAACTGCCCACAACTCATGCCATCAAAAAGACTTAATACTTGCATCTACTTGAAAGGTGGACCGGTAAACCATGCCACAACCACATATCGATTGCCTTTAGTTACAGGTTTGACTTGATGGGAGATAAAAGAACTAAACAGCACCACTTCACCGACTTGGGGTCGCGTGCAACTAGGTTGATCGCTGGTTCGAAAGCATAGTTCGCCCCCTTCATAATCCTCATTGAGCGCCAAAGTCATACTAATCTTGCGCTGGGCCGTAGCATTGTCGGGGCCGATGTCA